TGCCACACTCAAAGTCAAGATGGTGGGCAAGAAAGCAGGCAGCTATCAAGTGAAAGCATTGCCAGCACAGAGCAATATCAATGACATACGTGCTTTCTTGAAAGAGTATCAGATACAAACAGGTAAACAAGTGGACTTTATGATGATTGACTACTTGGACTTGTTGATGCCAGTGAGTGCCAAAGTGAGCCCAAATGACTTGTTTGTCAAAGACAAGTATGTGAGTGAAGAACTGCGTAACTTGGCCAAAGAGCTGGGTATCTTGATGGTGACAGCTTCGCAGTTGAATCGTAGTGCAGTTGAAGAAGTTGAATTTGACCACAGTCATATATCGGGTGGTATATCCAAGATCAATACAGCAGATAACGTGTTTGGCATCTTTACCAGTAGAGCCATGAAAGAACGTGGACGCTATCAAATACAATGTATGAAATCGCGTAGCAGTACAGGCGTGGGCATGAAAGTGGATCTTGAATACAACATTGAAACCATGCGTATCACTGATCCGGGACTAGACAGCAACGATGGCGGATACGGAGCTAAACCTTCAGCAATCATGGATCAAATCAAGAGTTCTAGCACACTTGCACCCACCACAGCTCGCCCCAAGCCTGGATTTGATATTGAAAATAAAGTGGTGTCAGGTGGTGCTGACAGCACAAAATTGAAGCAGATGTTAGCAGGCCTAAAGAGCAAAGCAGAATAATGAATCAAAAGTTCTGTAAGTTTTTTAAAAATGGTTTGGTATATAATAATAATTCGGTAAAATTCACTGTATCTCCCTGTTGTTATTATAATAAAACAAATGCATTAAATCCCAATCATGACTTAAACATTCAATTAAAAAAGAATAGAGATAGTTGGTTATCTGACGATATTGCTATAAACTGCAAAATTTGTATAGATCATGAAAATAGCGGATTGTTTAGTTATAGACAAGCAGCAAATAATCTCATACCTGATGCGACTGATGAAATTGTATTCTTGACTGTAGCAGTTAACAAGAAATGTAATCTTGCTTGTCCCATGTGCGACTCTGGATCAAGTAGTTATTGGTATCAGGAAAATCTAAGGAACAATATACCTCAAAGGCAAGATATAATACAACTTCATGCTGATGATAAAGAAGGTATCATAACAGATCGATTCATTGAGTTGTTGACTAATATTGATTTAAGTCATTTGCGTTATATTAAATTTGGTGGAGGCGAACCTCTAATGAACGATACCCATCTCAAAATTTTAAAATTAATTCCACATCCAGAAAATGTTGAGGTTCAATATACTAGTAATTTTTCTATTATGCCCACGGAAGATGTTTTTTCTGTATGGGAGAATTTTAAATTAATTAAATGGGCAGCTAGTTTAGATGGCGTAGATGAATACTTTGAATTTTTACGGTGGCCTTATAAATGGGAAAAATTTTTAAATTTTAAAGAAAAAGCATTTGCTACAGTTCCAGTGAATGTTATGTTTGTAGTCGAACATACGCTAACACCTTTAAATATTTTTTATTTTGATAAATTTGAGGAATGGTTTAACAAAAACTTTTCTGAAAACAGATTAGGAGACAAGACAGATTTTAATATGCATATTGCGTCCGGAATATTGGGATTAGAAAAAACTCCAACTAATCTAAGGAAAGAAATATATAACAAATATGGAAATGATCATAAAATATCAAGTTTAGTTAGACAAACACCAATCGCGTCATCATCAATTATGGTCAATTATCTTGACAATCTAGACTCATTCCGGAATACCAAATGGCGAGAAGTATTTTGGGAAATAGAGAAATTTTATGTATAATTTAATTTGTTTCCCGCACTACACTTGCGGAGGATTACTATCGGATATTTTAAATAATACCTGGTCTGAAGTATCAAGCAATGGAGGATTAAATTCAATCCAGCACAGTATTGGAAAAATTGGTGATAGCAATAATGTGTTTGTAAATTTTAATCATGAAGAATTTAATAATATAATTGCAGATGCAATCAATTTAAACATACCCTTGGGGACATGGCTAGGTACACATTGTTGGCCTGGAAATATCGATCTTACTATTTTTAACAATATAATAAATGTGACTACTACAACATTTAAAAGTAAAATTTACCGATGGTCAAGAAGCTATTACCATTATTATTTGCCAAAAATCACAGATGTATTAGAAGATGAACTTTCGCACATTGATTCTAGTAGGGAAAATGCAAAAAATTACCTAATTCCGTTCAACCCAGTACATGCAAGTAACGTGTATAATATAGAATTTAGTGAAATAGTAGAAGAAAATCCTGAATTTTTGCAGCTAATTAAACATCACAATAAAACTGCATTATTAAAAAAACATATGAACAGATGGAAAGGGATAAATGAATTTCTATACAGAACAGATTTTTGGACAGATTTTCCGGTGCTACGATTTTACGAAGCAGAATCGGAGCACCTGTTGGGTAAACAGTATGTGTATAGATAAATATCTAATATTGGAGTAAATCTTGCAGAAGCGTACTCGTAGCATATTAGATGAACTTGATAGCTTGCTGGTTCACAAGGACAAAGATAACCTTGTGGAAAGTCGTGCAAACCATGTCATTTCTGGTGCTATAAATCTAGTTAATTACATTCGTGAAAACTATGACGCCGAGCAAGCCGCCGAGCTCGAGCGTCGTTTAATTAATAGCATACGCAGCCAGGACTCCACAAAATTTACTCGTGGAGTCAGGAGAATGCGTAATGAAGATTAATGAAATTATCTTAGAAGATAAGAAACTCGATGAAGGACCCTTGGATTTTGCTAAAAAAGTTATTGGTGGAGCTCAAGGAGCTCAGCAAGGAGCCGCTGCAGCAAAAGGGCAAGGTGCATTACAGCAAGCAGCTGGCGTATGGAGTGGAGCAAAAGCTGGGTACTCTGCTGCAGCAAGTCAACAGGCTGGAAAAGCCAAACAAGCCGAGTATGCCAAAGACCTAACTGATTTATGGCAGCAGGTTGCTGCACAAAACCCAACAATTGCTGGAGATCCAAAATCTTTACAATCTTTCCTACAAAAACAAATTACAGATTACGGAATTTCCTATCAAGTACCGGCACCGCCAGCTGGATTGAATCCAGCAACAACTGCACAGTTTATTACTAAAATCACCGGCGAAGCACTAGCAGCAAAAGCTATGGGAGTGAAAGCACCTGCAGCACAATCTACTGAACCAGAAGGTCCAAAATTAGCTCAAGGTGTATCAATTACTAGCGACGAGCCAATAATGATTAAGTTTAAGAATACCGACTATACATTAAATGATCAAGGTCAGTGGGCACCAGCAACTGCTCCAAATAAACTAGCCAATCAAGCAATGGCAAAATTCCTAGATAACCAGCACGACATATACTTAAATTCGCAACCAGCTTCACCAGCACCAGCGCCAAGTCCTGCACCGGCTGCTACAACAGCAGAACCTGCAGCTACAACTTCGCCTGAAGCGACTCCTATTGGAACCACAACACCGGCAGAACCTGCTGCATCAGCAGTAGCAGGAGCACCTGTAAATTCTACAGTACCAATCAACGCTAAAGGAGTCAAAGTTAACTTTACTAAGTCTGCAGATGGTTGGAAGGGATCTACTCCTGGGGCAACGCTACACAAGCCTGGAACAACACAATATGATTCTTTAGAAGGCGAATGGGCAAGATTAAACAAACAACCTGCACCAGCACCTACTGTAACATCAGAACCTGAAGTGGCTGCTCCTGTGGCAGCGGAAAGTTTTCGTAGATTGAACAAGATTATAAGATGATTACACTAAAAGAAGGTGGCAATGTATTTGCTGATGCAGTAGATATCAAAAAAGAATACGCAAAGGATTTGATCAACAGTATTAAACAGTTGTTGCCTGGCTTTGACCTACAGTTTGATATTGGCAGCGTTGGTTATAAAATTTCTTCCGGTGACATGGATGTGTTCATGGACCAAGACCAAGTTGTGGCCAAGTTTAAGTCTAAAGATGAAAAAGCCGCCAAGCAAAGTCTAGCACAGTTCGTACAAGCAAAAGGGTTTGATACAGCAGTTAAAGGACGCAATGTACATGTGCGTATGCCCTTGCCGGATGGCACATTTGCACAAGTGGACCTAATGGTCATTCCGGACTCTGCATCAGTGGCGCAATGGCATCAACATGGTCCACGTGGCAGTTATGATGATCCTGGGTTTAAAGGTGCACATAATTTTATCTTAATGAACAGTATTGGCAAAGCACTGGGCTTGAAGTTTGATGCATTTGGTGGTAAACTAATGCGTCGTGACAACAATGAAGTAGTGGCTAAAAGTCGTGATGAAGTGGCCAAGATATTATTGAATCCTGGTGCCACTGGCAACGATCTTAACAGTGTTAAGACTATAATGCAAGCATTGGAAAACGATCCCGATAAAGAAGCCAAACTAGCTCAGGCCAGAGAAGATGCAGCAAAAGGACTTATCACGTTACCTGAAAGCATACAACCAGGTAGCGCACAATGGATGCGACAGATCAGCGAGATGTTTAAATGAGAGCAACAGATTTAGTTGAAGCAGCACAACCCAAGATAGGTCGTGAGTTCAATCACTTAGAGGACCTGGTATTCGCTGAAGGGTCAGCTGGCGCTCAACGTGCGTTTGAATATCTTACCCACATGGCCACAGAAGCTACAGGTAAAGACTACAGCTTAAAGTGGGACGGCAATCCCACAGTGTATTGGGGTCGTGAGCCAGATGGCACATTTGTGTTTGTGGG